CGAAATGTCGTATGAGTTTACAGAGAATACAATAACACCTAAACATGTTAAAGTATTTCTATCAAAACTTATTACTGATCCAGACCCTATAAAATTTTTCAATGATATTATTGCAAATAATATTATTAAACTTATAATTGATAAAAATATTAATACTGATCATTTAGATTTATTAATAGCTAAATTGACAAGTTATAAGCCTTGTGAGATTAGAATAGATTATGACGTCAATTATAATAAAGTTAAGTTTTCTGAAGAAGGTGATTTTGATCTCTCCGGTGTTGATATAATTGAAGCTATAACTGAATTTGTAAATTTACTTGATATTGAAAATAAAAGAGAGGTTGTGAAATACACAGCTGATCTCTTCGCAAGATCTACCGATAGACCATAATGAAATACGTTACATTTAAACAACTTAAAATAAAGAACTTCCTGTCTGTAGGTGAAGATGAGGTGTGTGTCGAATTTAATAAAGGATTACATATTGTAACCGGTATAAATCGGGATAAAGAAGATAGACGAAATGGAGTAGGTAAGAGTACAATTGCTGATGCTTTATATTTTGCTATCTTTGGTAGTACTCTTAGAGAGATTAGAAAACAATTTATACCTAATAATTTAACAGAAGGTAAATCAATTGTCGAACTATCATTTGCAATTAATGACCCGCATTACGGTACAAACGATTTTCATATAGTACGTACTTTAGGTCCATCTAAATGTAATATATTTAAGAATGGGGTTGATAAGACCAGGGATACGATTGGTAATACTAATAATTATATTGAAACTATCCTATCATCATCACCAGAAGTTTTTCAGAATTGTGTTATAATGACTCTCAACAACCATATACCCTTTATGGCAAAAAATAAGGTTGAGAAGAGAAAGTTTATTGAAAAGATATTTAGCTTAGAGATATTCTCAAAAATGTTAACGGAGTTACGGTCTGATCAAAGTCTTATTAAGCAAGATTTTGATACTAATATAACCCGACTTGAAGAAACTAATAATTACCTGACTGTGCAAAAATCTCAAAGAGATAGTTTTAATGTTGATAAAGAAAAGAAAACTGAAACTTTACAAACTAATCTAACAAAGCATAGAGATGATTTAAAAGATGCTAACGATCGATTAGAAGCTATTGAAAAATTAGATGAAAAGCCATATAAAAATAAGCTGACTGAGCTAATAGCATTAATAGATTCCAAAAAAGATGATAGGAATAATATTAATAACAATATTATCGAATTAAAGCTTAATTTAAAGAACTCAGCGGAAACCTATAGACGTATAGGTACAGGTGAAGAAAATTGCCCCGTATGTTTACGCTCTATTGAAGATCATGACTTAGAGCTTATTAAAAAAGAGAAAGAAAATCTTAAAAATATTATTAATAACAGTAAGTCAGAGTTAGCTAATCTTACAAATGAATTGACTGCTATTGATAGTGAAATAGAAAAAGTCGACCAGGCAGTTAGAGTCGTATCTGATAAAATAGCTAATATTGAAAAGCAGAAATATGGTATCGGTCATATTAGAGAATCAATAGATTACATTAAGAGATGCGTATCTGAGATGGAAGAGGAGTTAAAATCTACATGTAACGATACGAATACATTCAGCGATATTGTAGTTGAGTTAGAGACTAAATCATCGACGATTACCGCAGAGCTAAGCAATATTAAAAAGAATATTGATATGCTTGATGTAGTTAAGTTTGTGGTAAGTGAAGAAGGTGTAAAAAGTTACATTGTTAAAAAGATACTAAGAAATTTTAACTCTAAACTAACTCACTACCTAAAAAAGCTTGATAGTAATAGTATATGCGTTTTTAATGAATATTTTGAGGAAGAGATTTTAAACGAAAAAGGTAAGATATGTCTCTATAATAACTTCTCCGGAGCAGAGAGAAAGGCTATTGATTTGGCATGTCTCTTCTCTTTTATGGATATGAGAAAAGCTCAAGGAGATGTACATTATAACTTAAGTTTCTACGATGAATTATTTGATAGTAGTTTGGATGAAAAGGGAGTTGATCTAGTTTTAGAGATCTTAAATGAAAGGGTTGAGAAGCTAAATGAATGTGTATTTGTTATTAGCCATCGAAAGGAAAGTATAAAAGCGGCGACCGGTGATATTATATTCCTAGAAAAGCATAATGGTATCACAAAGCGTGTAAACTTTGTGGATTAGCATAAAAAACTTATTAATTATTAAATATGTTAATTCAAGGAAACGTACCATTTCAGCTTAAGTCACCAGCTCGGCCAAATAGCGGTCAACCTAATGCAACTAGTGTCAAACCGAAACCTGTAGCAGCTCCGGCTGAGGTTGGATTACCTCGCTTTATGAATTATTATGCTGATTATAGTGGTTGCGGTCACTGGAGGATGATATGGCCGGAGCAAGTTATGAATGCTCATAATAAAGCAGTTGTACACGGGACGACTGTAATGAATGGTGACCCTAGATATTATGGTGGAGTTAAGGGTGTTAGAATTCAGAGACAAGCAACTCCGCAACAGTTAGAGTTTGTTAAATTTCTTAGAAACATGGCAGATAAAACTGGTATGCGTCTTATATATGAAATTGATGATATATGTTTTGCGGAAGATATTCCTGATTATAACAAATATAAAGGAGCATTTACAGATCCAAAGATAAGACAATCAGCTCAGGAAATGATGGCTATGTGTGATGAGATTACCGTTACATGTCCGTTTATGAGAGATTATTATCGCGATAAGACAGGTAATCCGAACGTCACAGTTATTCCAAATTTTATGCCTAAATTCTGGATAGGGGGTAAATCTGATCTTAACCGTACGATGGAGAGCTATGAGAAGAACAAGAAGAAACCTCGTATTTTATATGCCGGTTCAGGTGCGCACTTTGACGTTGATAATAGAGTAAAACAGCGTGATGATTTTCATCATGTAAATGAAGTTATTGCTAAAACAGTTGATAAGTATCAATGGGTATTCTTAGGTGCTTTTCCATTAACGTTAAAACCTCTTGTTCAAGCTGGTAAGATCGAATTTCACCCATGGAAGCGTTTATATGAATACGGTCAAGGCTTATATGATCTAAATGTAAACATGATTGTAGCTCCGTTACAGGATAGTATTTTTAATCGTTCGAAATCTGACCTGAAATATATTGAAGCATGCGCGCTTGGATTGCCTATTGCATGTCAAGATATGTGCACATACGAGAACGCTCCTATCAAGTTTAAGACCGGGGAGGAGATGATTGCTCAGATTGAAAGTACATTGCAAGATAGAAAACGCTATAAAGCTTTATGTAAAAAAGCTAGTCAATATGCTGATACCCGGTGGTTAGAGGATGATAAAAATATTGATTGCTATACCGAACTCTATCAATATAGTGTAGGTGACCCTCTAAGAGTTAATCTGAACAGGTATAATTAACTTTTTGTTATTGATAATAACGAAGCATCATATATAATCATATATGTGAGTTATCGTAATGCAATTTATAATGGACGTGAAGGTACTGTAACTCTCTTTACTTGGGATGAAGAGGGTAATAGAGTACGATTTGAAACTAGTGTAGAGCCATATCTTTATGTTGAAGGGCCCGGAAAACACGAATCTATATTCGGTACGAAGTTAATTAAGAAGAAATTCAATAGTCAGTATAACCGCTATAAGTTCTTAAAAGATTCTGGTACAAAGCGAGTATTCGAAAATCTACCAGCACATCAGCAGTTCCTAGTTGATACATATTGGAAGGTAAATGAGGAACCGGAATTTAATAGTAATCCTATTAAGACGATGTTTATTGACATCGAAACCTATTCACCAGATAGTTTTCCAGATATTAAAACAGCTAACCATCCCGTAACCGTTATAACTGTTTATGATTCACTTGAAGATAAATTTACTGCATGGGGAATAAAGCCATATAATAATACACAAGATGATGTTACGTATATTCACTGTGCAAATGAAAAAGACCTTTTCATGGCTTTCATACAATTCTTGGAAGTAGATTACCCGGATATTTTATCTGGTTGGAATTCAGAGTTTTTCGATATCCCGTATATAGTAAACCGTTGTCGCCGTATACTGGGCGATGAATGGGTTAATCGTATGTCACCTGTCGGTAATGTCTATAGTAGAACGATCAGAGGTCAGTTCGGCGCTGAACAGGTAAAATGGTATATCGAAGGTATTTCACTGATTGACTATCTTGACGTATATAAAAAGTTTACTCAAGGTCTCCGTGAGAGCTATAAGCTAGACGCTATCGGTGAGCTAGAGTTAGGGCAGAAAAAAGTTGAGTTCGGTAATATGAACCTTGCGACTTTATCTGATGATGATTGGCAGACGTTTGTTGATTATAATATTCAAGACGTTAGATTACTTAAACATCTCGAGGTAAAACTGAAGTTTATTGAATTATTACGTATGTTAGCATATACCGGTTTAACTACTTTCGAAGCAGCTATGGGCGCCCTATCTGTAATTAACGGCGCAACAGCTATTAGAGGTAGACGACGCGGTCAACTTATACATACCTTTATACGTAACGAAGATACCGGTAAAAACCCGGGAGCATATGTAGGAGTCCCACTTAAAGGCTTTCAGACTGATATTATATCATTTGATGCTAACTCGCTATATCCGAATGTGATGATATCCTTAAATATGTCACCGGAAACTAAGGTAGGTAAGATCGAAGATAAAACAGATAAGGATGTAACTATTCGACATGTAAATGGTAAGACGTTTACCTTACCAATAAATAACTTCGCTAAGTTCGTTAATGACGAGAAGATAGCGATAAGCAAAGCCAATGTATTATTTACGCAAAAACGTAAAGGTGTTATGCCAGAAATTCTAGATGAATATTATAACAAGCGAGTTGAAGTAAAGAAGGAGCTAACAGCTCTTAAGCGAGCGTATAGTAAAAATAAAGACAAAGCCACGAAGGTTAAGATAGATCAGTTGGATGCTAAGCAGTTATGTATTAAGATTTTTATTAACTCAATTTATGGTTATTTTGGTAATAAAAACGCACCTTTCGGTGATGATGATATTGCTAGCTCTATTACCCTTACCGGGCAAGCAGTAATTAAAACGTCTAACGAGTTACTCAAGAAGTATATTACCGAACGAGTAGGTATTGAAGATGCTAAGATATTAAATGATTGCGTGGTTTATAATGATACAGATAGTTCGTATATCTCAATTAAGCCTATTATTGATAATACTGATATTCAATTTACAGGGCCTGGTGGTAAGCTTACTGCGGAGTTACATACAGAAGTTCAGAACGTCGAAGATTATCTTAATAAGCATATTAAAATATGGGGAGCGAAGAGTTTAAACTCTGAGGATTGCAGGTTTGTTTTTAAGCGTGAGATAATTGCCGATGTAGGAATATTCTTAGCTAAGAAGCGATATGTTATGCATATCCTGGATGATGAAGGGATAGAGATGGATAAATACAAGTATACTGGAGTGGATGTTGTAAGAAGTACAATGCCAGCTGCAGTTAAACCGTACGTTAAGAATATCATCGAGATCATGCTGAATACACGTGATATTACAAAAACAAATAATGTACTAAATGAAGCTTATAAGATATTTAAAGATCTACCGATAGAAGATATCGCCCGTGTATCGGGTATTAAAAATTATGAAAAGTATGCATCTGAATGCGAAGGATTTAAGACTGCTAAAGGCATGCCTAATCACGTCAAATCAGCGTATTTTCATAATACGCTCTTACGACGCTTTAATATTGAAAATGAATACGAGTCAATTGGTAGCGGTGATAAGGTAAGGTATTTTTATGTACAAAAGCCAAATGCTTATAATGTAGATAGTATCGCATATAAGTATTATTATCCTGATGAATTTAAGAAATGTTTCTATGTCGATTATGATAAGATGTTCGATAAAATTATCTTTTCAGCTATCCAACCGTTCTATGAAAATGTTAACTGGGCAGTACAAAAGCCCGGTTCACTTACTCAGACAAACTTATTAGAACTTTTAAGTTGATTATAAGGTAGGTATACTATAATATATAGATATGGAAGAACAAACATATATTACATTCATTGATAACGCCGGGCGCTCGATTTTTGGAGCTCTCGCTGAAGCAACCGAGAAAGCAATTAAGGTGCAAAACCCTGTAATGATTGGAGTGCAGCAACAAGAGAACGGTCAACTTTCTGTTCAACTTTTTCCGCTCTTCTTTGCAGAGTTCGTAACACCTGCTAGTGACGGGGAATCGCGTAATAACTATTTTACTTACGATAAAGCTGCGATCGCGATCGGTGAAGATTTTGAAGTAGATCCTCGCATCTCTGCTCAATACGAGAAGATTGTGAATCCAGTTCTTGTACCGACAGATGCTCCAGCTGATGACGGTGAAGTTATCAAGTTATTTGACGACTAGTTGAAAACTGCAGATTAAGCAAATAATACAGTCGCTGAGTAATCGGAGACTGTATTTTTTTGTAGTTATTTTATTGCAAACACGTGTAATGTACATTAAAATATATATATGAGTAACTGGGACAGCAAAGTCGGTGCAACGTCGTTTAGACCACCGAGCGATACATCTTCTTATTT